CGGCCACGGCGAGCGGATACAGCGGCGCGGCCACGGCGAGCGGATACAGAGGCGCGGCCACGGCGAGCGGCAACAGCGGCGCGGCCACGGCGAGCGGATACAGAGGCGCGGCCACGGCGAGCGGCAACAGCGGCGCGGCCACGGCGAGCGGGCAACACTCTACCGCTATGGCCTCTGGGTTCTATGGAAAGGCGAAAGGTGTCGCGGGCACCGCGCTGTTCCTCGTGCGTAGAAGCGAAAAGACCGAGGACTACGGCCGAATCCTTTTCGCCAAGGCGCTCATCGTCGGCCAAGACGGCGTCAAGCCGGAGCAGTTCTACATGCTGGACCCCAAGGGCGAGCCGGTCGAGGTGGAATGACATGACCCCCGACCTCGAAGCCAACGGCCCGTACGTCGTCGCACGCCGAGGCGACACGACGCAGCAGGTAGCGGATTGCTCGGTGTCGCCGCATGGGGCGGAGTATGCGCGGCTGTTTGCGCAGTCAATCAAGATGCGTGCGGCGCTCCAAGCGCTTATGGACAACTTCGATAAGGCGAGCTACGACGAAGCGTTTGCGATGGCGCAAGAGGTGCTCGCCGCTACCGGAAAGGGAGAGTGAGATGAGAACGATGAACAATGGTGGACCGGCATTTCCTTGCGCATGGGAAAACGATGGCGATATGAATGCAACCGCACCGAATGGTCACGTGGTTCCGCCGGGCTGTACAGAACTTATGCATGGCATGACGTTGCGCGACTACTTCGCGGCTAAGGCGCTAATGGGTTTGCTTGCCGAGCCGTTCGATGACGACGCGCCACCCACCTCCGAATACGTTGCCGGAGAGAAGCTCCAAGACGATCTGCCTGGTGATGTAATCGCCCGCGCCGCATATCGCCTTGCCGACGCCATGCTCCGCGCCCGGGAGAAATGACATGCGACCCACCGAATCCGGCGTCCGCGTGACGCTCTCGAAAGAAGGCCTGCGCCGCGCGCGCCTCGACAACGCCCTCCTTCGCATCGCCAAGGCCCGCGAAACGATCGGCGTGTGGCTCGTCGTCGTCGGGCTGGGCGTGTTCATCGGATGGAGTGCAGCGCAAGGGGTGGCGTCGTGAAGAATTTCGACTCATGGTTCAGCGAAACGGCTAAAAGACTCGCAACGCCGAAGCGAACCGAGCGCGTACTCACGCTTGAAGCCCAAGCGGATCGCGATGATTTCGAGCGGGAATACAGATGGGGTGGATGTTCTTGCCATATCAGTCCGCCATGCAGTTACTGCACGCACCCTGGAAACCCGCTGTGCCAGGAAGATGATTCGTGCTGGATGGAGGTCGAGGTATGAAACGCTTCCTCACAGGCCTCGGCCAGCTCGCGCTCATCTGGCTCGGCATAGCCATCGCGATAGCCACTGCGGCGGCCGTGCTGGCGGTGCTCGATCCGATGCGCGATATGCCTTACGTATCCAACAGGAGTTCAACGTGACTGACCTTATCGTTCCCGATATCGACCGCAGCAAGTTTTTGGGAGGCTCGGATATCGCTTCCATCCTCGGCGTGAGCCCGTGGAAGTCGCCGTACGAACTGTGGCTTTCTAAGACCGGACGCGCGCCGCTGGAGGAAATCTCGGTTTCCCAGCAAAAGCGCTTCGACCGCGGGCATCGCCTCGAACCGGTTGTGCTCGACATGCTGATCGATCGCCTTCAGGACGAAGGCAACGTGGTCGATCTTATTCGACGGAATGAGCGCTATGTCGATGCTGAACACCCGTTCCTGGCCTGCGAGATCGACTTCGAACTGATGCTCAACGGCGAGCACATCAACGGAGACTGCAAGACGGTGCACCCGTTCGCCGCCAAGAAGTGGGGCGAAGAAGGAACCGACGAAGTGCCGATCGAATACGCCGCGCAGTTCATGCACGGCCTCGGCATCACGAAGCGCCCCCGGTGCATCGTCGCGACGCTCATCGGCATGGATGACCTGCTCATCTACTTCGTGGACCGCGACGACGAAACGATCGACGCCATTCGCAATCGTGCGGTGCAGTTTTGGAACGAGTGTGTGCTGCTCGACCTGCCGCCAGACCCTATCGACTTTGACGACTGCAAGGCCATCTATGCAAAGAGCAACGGCGGCACGATTGAAGCGACGAGCGAGATTCGAGACGCGGTGTTCGCGCTCAAAGAGACAAAGCACAAGCTCAACGTGCTTAAGCAGCAGGAAGAGGAACTCAGTTTTCGAATCACTGACTTCATGCGACCGAATTCCACACTTACGGCAGGTGGCAACGTCATCGCGACATGGAACAACCAAAACGACACGCGCGTCGATCAGAAATTGCTCAAGGAAGACGCGCCGGAAGTCTACGCGAAATACAGCCGGACAAAAGAGATACGCGTCCTTCGGCTGAAGCTGAAATAACCCACTAGGAGCCAAATCCTATATGAGTACCGCAGCCTTGAAAAAAGTCGCGACGGGCAAGGAAGATAATCCGCTCGCGGCACTCAATCACTACCTGACGCGCCTCAAGCCCCAAATGGCGCTAGCGTTGCCGAAGCATCTGACGGCTGACCGCATGACGCGCCTTGCAATGACTGCTTTTAGCACGACGCCGAAACTTCAAGAATGCTCAATGGAGTCGATTGCAGGCTCTATCATGACGGCCGCAGCGCTTGGCCTAGAACCCAATGTCGATGGTCAGTGCTTTCTCGTTCCGTACGGCCGTACGTGCCAGTGCGTGCCCGGCTGGAAGGGGCTTGTAGACCTGGTGTCGCGCAGCGGCCGGGCAGCGGTATGGACAGGTGCCGTATTCGAGGGCGATGAGTTCGACTATGCGCTCGGCGATTCACCTTTCGTGCGTCACCGTCCCGGCGAGGAAAACGACCCGGACGCGCTCACTTACGTCTATGCGATCGGCCGCGTGAATGGGTCGGACTACCCGGTCATCGAGGTATGGACGGTCGGCAAGGTAAGGAAGCATCGCGACAAGTACAACAAGCAAGGCGGAAAGCACTACAGCTTCCGAGACTGGGAGATGTATGCGCGCAAGATTCCGCTGCTCCAAGTGCTCAAGTACATGCCGAAGTCGATCGAGATGTCGAATGCAATTGCCATATCCAACGCAGCGGACCAAGGCAATCACGCGATCATCGACGGCGATTTCGTGAAGGTTACGGACCCCGATACAGGCCGTGCAATCGATCAATCAACCGGCGAAATAACCGACCAACGCCAGCAGCAAGCCGAGAACACGGTCGCGTATCAAGACGTGCTCTCGCAAATCCAGAAGGCAACCGACGTTGAGCTTGCGGCGCTTGCGCTCGACAGCGCGCGCGATCTGCCCGAAGGCGACTTCGTGAAGTTGCAGCAGGCGTTCGAAGACCGCAAAGAAATCCTGCTCGGAGCCTAAGCGATGACCCTCAACGAACTGCGTGCCGTGCTGGCCGAAATTCGCTTCTACGACTACGAATTTTATGTCCATGAAGACTCTGACTTCGGCTATCTGCAAGCCACCTACATGGAAGCCGATATCGTCACCGGCGAGCCCGAACGCCAGTACACGCGCAAGTGGAAACTGTCGATGCACATGACCAAGAGCGAGTTCGTGCAGACCGCATTCAAGTGCTGCATCACATCGATGGAACACCGCACGCGTGAGCACTTCCGATACAAGGGCGCGGCCGTCTTCGGCCCGCACTTCAATGTGGATGCGCTCGTCGATCTGTGCAAGGCGAAGCGCCACGACTATCGGGAGGCGCTCGCATGACGATCGACTGCCAAATACGAGAAGCCCTCGCCCGCATCGCGCCGCACCTCGAAACGCTGCCGCCGATCGAGCGCGAGCAGTTGCGCCCAGCCGTGCGCGCTTATGAGCACGACGTGGAGGCGATACCGTTGCCCGAGCGCGTCGTCGCGATCATCTGCAAGGTTGACGCGCAGTTGCCGAAGTAAGCCATTCACACCAGGAGATACCGCATGTTCCGCATCGAAGACACCCTCGCGAAGATCGTTTCGACCACTCCGGTATCGGAGAAGCATGGAAATGAAAGACGCCCCGCTCTGTCGGTCGGCTTCTACCTTGTCACTGGCGGTGACGTGCTCGGCGAATTCGATCCGTCGTTGCGCGCGATGCTCTACCGCAAGCCGCAGCCCACACCCGGCGAGTTGCCGATGGAGCACGAGGGCTTGACCGAGTTGCGCTTCCCCTACATGCGCAACCTCGCTTGGGAGAAGAAATACGCTGGCTACCTGTTGCGCCTGCATATCGGCGCGAGTGGCGCCGAGGACGTGCTGCTTGCCGACTGCGGCCTCAAGGACATTCGCTTCACGACGCAAGAAGGCGGCTCCGTCGGCGTGCACTTCAAGATCACGGCGCA